AGGCCCACGCAAGGTCGAAATCACCATCATGGTCTTGGTCGCCGCCAGGAGCAATAGACGGGGACTGCTGCCACTCTTCATCTCTACGACCCCACACATAGGTGTACCGGATGGCCCAGGTTCCTTCCCGAAGAGATTTTGCCCCGTTCCACTTGTACGTGGCGTCTGGCGCCGTCATCTTGGTGCTTTCTTTTACCGGTGTCTCGAAAGATACGCCGTACTCAGAGCCGATACTACCCGCAGGCGATGAGCCGATACCAGGCACAATTGTGTCTGCGCCCATGGAAGAAGATGACGAAGACGTACCATAGGCCGTTGCACCGCTACCGATACCTGTCCCAGTTTTCGTAATAGTCAGGGTATCATCTTTCGGTACAACGCCTGACTGTTTCTCAGTTGTCTGCCTGTCAATGTTGATCTCGACAACATTAGGCGCTTCCGTGGGGGGCGGTAGTTGGAAATGTCTGTTCCGCCAACACCGATAAGGACGACCCTTTGTCGTACCTTGGTAGTCCAGAAGATCATCCCGGTAAGCTGACGCAGTCGCAACCTTCCATACTTGCTGACGAGTACCATCAAATATCCGAGATGGCTCAAGCACTTCCATCACGTCGTCAGAGAGGAAAAACTCTGGTTGATGGATTCTAAAATTGTGTCCCGCGTCCCCGAGAATAATATCCGGCATCGGACGGTCAAGACTAACGATGTAATAGACAACAGCGTTCGACGTGAGCTTAAACCACTCACGACTCTGTCGTCGGCGAATGCGACCCGCAGAATCTGTAATCTCCAGGTGCATCACCCCGTCCCACTCACCTGTGATTACGGGGCGCCAGGTTGTGGCACTAACTCCGGCCGCGATAGATTTGTCGTTGTTGTCGACAAAATACAGCAGGCGCTTGTCACTATTGAATGTCGCGACTTTCGACGCCACTGTAGCGTCTGAACCGTCAACCGACGGGTACAAAACAATGTGCTCCTCGTCAGGAACAAGCGCTTCTGGGATGTCACCAGCGATGCGGTCGAGTGCCAGGTTCAGCGCGGCACGAATGCGATTGTCTAAAGTTGCGCCAGTCGAGTCCCACGAACGCAGGGCAAACAACCTATTACGCAGAGCCGCTAAAGAAACGTCCACAGGACCTCCAAAAGACGAAGGGGGCGTAACCCGAAAGCCACGCCCCCTAAGTGTATCACGTAGTCAGGTGCTACGCGGGAATCGCAATCTTGCAAGTGAACAAGTCACCAGCACTACCGTCATCTTCAAGAGCTACGCCGATAATACCGACTTCCTCACCACTTCCCATGGTGTCAACCTGACCCGAGGTGTGAGACACAATTGCCTCACCTTGAGAAACGCTACCATCACCCTTGCACTCGCAAACACCGCGCTGAACAACCCAGCCGTACTTACCAGCAGCAACAGCGTGACCTGCGGCGCCAAGAATCGAACCTGCAACAGTCGCGGCAGCAGCAGACACAATCCCGTGGTACGGAGCATAGTCGCCCGTATCAATCGAGATCAAGTCTCCTTCCGCCCAAGCTGTCGAAGCCTCGTCGTTGAAAACAAACACCCAGGTCTTCTCACCATAATGGGTCGAGTTGGCTGCGTTGTTTTCGTCGGGTGACTGCACGAATGTAGAACCGAGAGGATAAACCTCAGAGTCATACACAGTGCTTAGTGCATCGGTCTTAACTTGATTTCCATATGCCATGATGTACCTCCTTAGACCGCGCCGCCAGAAACCACGCCCTGAGCCACCAACTTGGTGCAGATCATGTTTCCTTGCATTGCGAAGATTGCAGTTACGACATCTTGGTCACCAACGCGCTCCTTGAACTCACTGATGTTCGGTGCTTCAAGCATCGGGAACTCAATGTAGTCAGTGTTGAGCATGTAAGTGATACCGTCAGCCGCGACACCAGAGAACACAGACGTATCGGTGCGATCCAGGTCGATGGAAGAAGTAACAGAAGCGATACCCATGGAGAGACCCAGGGTGTTGCTCTTGTCAATCTTGTCATCAACGAGAGTCACGCGAACGTTGTCCCGCCGGCTGTCCTCGAAGTTGGTGTAGGTATCGTCGTCCATGATCACGAGATCAGGACCCTTACCAACACCACCAGCGTAGTGAGCACATTGACGGTAAGTCTTACGCAGTTGCGTAATACCGTTAGCACCGAACGACGAAATGTCGTTGTACTGGTTGAAGTGGAAGTAGCTGCTGCTCTTGTCGACACCTTGAACAGTGTCAGTCTGAGACGCAGGGGCCACGAAGTCCAGAAGACCGTTGGTGACACCAGTTCCAATACCGGAACTGAACTGACCGTTAAGAGTCAGAAGACCGTAAAGCTCCGAAGAACCAAAGGCCAAGCCACGGCTGGCACCAGTAAGGAGGAACTTGTTCAAGTCCGCCTTAGCTGCTTCCATCGCAGTCTGAGGATATTCCTCGATGAGTCGGATGACGGCAAGCTTTCCGCTGTTCTGGTTGAGTTCCCGCTTGGGAATGTTGATAGCCATAACCATACGGTGTGGCTCAACCTCGTACTTACGGATTTGTTGACGACGGGTCATGTTCAGTAGTTCGTCACCGACGTAGACACCAACACCGCGAGCAGGTGCACCACCGGAGAAGGAACGTTCAATCTTCGTTCCGCCTTCCATGGGCATACGTGCTTTCGAGTTAAGTGCTTCGAACAGTTCATTACTACGAACAAATGAGTTTACCAGAGGCCCACGGAGATCCGCGAACGTAGTATTCAGCAATTCTGTACTGATAGACATTATGTTCTCACTAAGAGTAGGTTAAAAAAACTTTGTTCTCGCCTGCCCGCGACGCTTAAGTCAGACCAAAATGGCTACCTGACACGCCTAAGTGGGTGCCTTATTTGTATACATCACATAGACAAATGCTGCAAGTAGCTAAAATTTAAGTCTTATGATTTATTAAAGCCGCGCAAAGTCAACGCTAACTGAACCCGACGCAAAAGCTTACGGTCGCCCAGGCTGAGTTTTTTATCGCCCTGACCTTTTTTACGTAGTTTAGTTTTTATAGTTTTCAGCTTTTCCGCCGAGATGGGCTCACCTTCTGGTGTACCTAAAGCCTTCCGCAGTGCACCCTTATTTTTGACCGCACCCTTAATCCACTTATCACCCACAACGTCCTCCATTTCGGCAGTCATCGAATAACATGATAACATTACCGTTATGGCAACAACTACGAAGAAGAAAAAAGCAAACCGTAAAAACGTAGTCACTGGTGGTGCAGAGTTTGCGACTGCCCCAGGAATACATGAAGGTAAGGTGCGAGCGCTGTTCGCCACGCCTGACGCGTTTGTTTCTATGTGCCAGATCGTACGAGAAGACGAGTCAACAGGCTACATGGAGCCAACACATACGCAGAAGAAACTACTGAAAGCCTACGACGAGAATCGCTGGCTTATGGTCAACAAGTTTCGTCAGGCAAAGATTACGACTGTGTCAGTCATGCTGCTGCTGCGAGACTGCATGTACCTCAGCGGCGTCAAGGGACTGCTTATTGCAGAGCGTCAAGACACAGCAGAAGACATCTTTGAGCGCATACTATTCGCTTACAACAGGCTGCCCGACGACGTCAGGATGCCGCTAACGCCAGGGAAAAAAGCTGGCGCAACGCAAATGCAGTTCATACACGGAGGCGGAATCAAGGTTCTGACTGCCGGCGGACGATCCCCTGCGATCGGTAGATCAATCGACCGCCTGGTCATTACCGAGTTCGGTGAGGCGCAGTGGCAGCGTAAAGCAGCCATCAACATATTCCCCACCGTCAACAAGAGGCCCAATGCCAAGGTCATCCTTGAGTCAACGCCAGGTAGAGCCGGATCACACCACGAACAGATGTGGCGCTCGGCGCTCGAGGGATCCAGTCGATTCCACCCACTGTTCCTTGAGTGGTGGGAAGACAAGAGTTGCCGTGAGATGGATGACTCGTTCACACCTACGTCGGCCGAACGTGACTACATGGCTCGACATGATGGTATGTCGCCGCACAACCTGGCATTTCGTCGGCGAGGACTAAATACAGAGTTTGTCGGTGACACACGTCTGTTCTCCTGCAAGTACCCATCAGATGCGTATGACGGATGGCTCGGAACAACTAACCCCGTCATGCCCGCAGAAATACTAAAACCATGGCTGGAGAAAGCGAAGAAAGATCCAGACGTCGGCGCATATGCCTGCCATGAGTTTGAACCGCCGAAGCCAGGACACCAGTACCTCATCACCGCTGACCCCGCAGGATTCGGTAGTACCGGTGATAAGTCGGCCCTTACTGTGTGGGACGCAACCGACTGGAAAGAGATTGCGTTCTGGGAAGACCGTGAATCCCCAGATAGGTTTGCGCATAGACTACAAGTGGTGCAGAAGCGGTACCTGGGCGCACTACTCGCAGTTGAGTCAAACGCAACAGCGTGTATCGCAATCCTAAAAGATCAAGAAACTCGGAACCTGCTCTGGACTGACCGGAATCATCCCGGCTGGTACGCAACGAATAAAAGACTACAAGAGTCTGAAGCCCGACTGGTCCAGATGCTAAGACAAGAAGACCTTTCCATCCGAAGTCGTGGTATGCTCCACCAACTACTTAACTATGATGGCAGTCGAAAGAAGCGCATCCGAGGGGAAGATGGCACGATTCACTACTTCGACCGCGC